AAGTGAACAAAACGATTTGCCAACGGACTAGGCATACGGAAAGTAACACCTTTGTCTGTTTCACGGTTACCAGCGGCAACCATTACCACGTTATCTGGCAATTGATAAGTACCAACCTTACGATTCAAAATTAACTGATAAGCCGCGGCTTGTACGCTAGGAGCGGCACTGTTCAATTCGTCCATGAACAGGATAATAGTCTTATGTTGTTTTGCCAATTCATCATCTGGCAATTCGCTTGGAGGAGCCCAAACCATCTTACCAGTGTTACTGTCAAAATATGGAATACCTTTAATGTCGGTAGGTTCCCACAGACTCAAACGAACGTCAATGACGTGGGCATCAAGCTCGGTGCCCAATTGTTTGATAATGTCTGATTTACCAATACCTGGGGGACCCCAGATAAAGATTGGGCGTTTGCTGTTAAATGCTTTGCGCAAAGATTTTTTAGCACCCTTAGGGCCAACTGTGCGACTATTAATTTCTGCCATTTTCGTTCCTATCTGTTAAAAAATTAAGTTGTTCAGTGCTGTTACTGTTTTAATAGTATAACACCAAGTCGCAGTAGTGTCAACGGGTTTAGTCGGTATTTTGTCTATTTTTCATAGCTTTAATCAGCCCAAATTTGCGAATGTCGTCCGAAAACAAATACAGCTCAAAACTTTTCTTTTCCGAAAATACAGTAATACTTTGGTTAGTAAGGTAATAAGGGCAGTCGATATACCTATCCAAAAATATAATGGTTTGGGGACTTAATTCGATGTCGGCTGTAAACGGAACTTCATACTCTCTCAAATCCAATTCGCTAGTTAAGAACATGTAACCATCATCAGTAAGTCTAAGGCCGCCGCCTTCTTTGGTTCTATTATTGGTAAACCATTTACGTTGATATAACTTTATGTTAATATCGTCCGCACTCTTTTCCCATTGTTGGAGAAATATTTTAGTGTACGATTCGTTTGAGATCATTTAACTACAGTACCGGTGGTAAGTTTGTAGACTTCAAACTCCGAGGTACCAAAAGTTAAATTTAATTTTTTTGCTAGGTTTAATGCGTGACCAGGATTACTAAAACTGGTCTTTTTATACTTTGGTCCCGGGTAGCTGGTTACACTACTAAAACTTTTTAGATTGAAAGGCTCGCCTTTATAGAAGACAGCCCAGATGGCTTCAGACTCTAAAACCTGCTCAGATTTGTAAGTTTTTTTGTTAGTGTATTCTAATAACACTTTAGGTTTTGGTCTTGACATATATGCATCTCTCGATAAGTACGCATATATTTATCAATTATTTGTCAGAAAACCCACCGCCATCTACTGAGATCTGAACGACTTCAGAACTACTTGCCTGCTTTAGTGTATTAAACAAACTCTCGTAGTCTTGATTCAACTTACCTAATATGTCGTTAAGTGCTAGACTGAGCAGTCTAGCCTGTTGAATAGGCATTTTAAGCTCAGTCTGACGAGATAACTCAGCCGCTTTTAACAGCTGAGTAAATTGTGTTATCGGAGTTGTATTAATTTGATTTTGCATTAGCAAGTACCTGCTTCATTTCAAACTCAGTTTTAAATGGGCCTTTACTTTCGTAACGCTCGATGGTAATTAACTTAGGGCAAAATGATTTAACCCAACCTTTATCAAATTTAATTGTATAATACCCTGCACAGTATAAACTCTTGCTTTGATTACTTTTAGTAAACAATGGCAATTTACGCCTTACATCATACATACTATTGTATGGTGCGCACATTGCTGGAAAGCCGTGTACTTCATCGGGTTCTGCCTGGGTTACTTTAACTTTGGTGCTGGTTAAAAAGAAATCATTACCAAATTGTTTAGTTAAGTCTTGTTTTTTATTAAACATAACTTCACCATTAGTACTACTGAGTATAAATTTGTTATTTTCTTTTTTGTGTAGTGTAGCAATTTTATTTCCGTCTTGTTCTACAATCCAAAATTTGCCATCGACGATGGGCTTTGCGTGTATTTCTGTCATAGTTTTTTCCTTACACCCCTTAGTTTTGTTTGGGCATGTTGTTTCGTATATACAAACTGTATCATACATATATTTCTCCTAGTATTACTCCGCCCTTTACGGCGCTGAAGTAATATACGTATTTATCTCTCATTTTAGTCGTTTTCTCCGCCTTCACTACCAGGCCGCGGGAATTCTGGGCTGAAAGGCCAGCTTGTACTAGGGTTGGGTCTAGCTTTTAATACTACATTTTCTTCAATAACTGTACCGTCATCTTCGACTAAACTAACTTGAAACGGTGCTAGTACGTGAATAGCAGAATCTTCTTCCTGCCAATCGTGTTCGCCGTCAAACAACCAACCGGCACCGCCTTCGTGATAAGCTGATTCAAATGCTTCTTTTTCTTCTTCGGAAATATCGTCACTATATTCAAACCAACAAGCACAGCTATCGTCTAGTTCGGAACCCCATCCTGCACTAGGATCGCAATAGGCAAGATCGCTGTCCTTATAAGGAAGATTAACGTCCATATCGGATTCGATAAAACCTTGACCCCACCGAAACGTTTCGTCAATATTAACCCAACTTGTAGAACCGTCCGCATTTTCACGAAACATTTCCACGTGGTATACAACACTTTTCTTTTCAAGAGGTTTAATTAGATATACACTCATTTTAATTTTCCTTATACTTTGCTTGGAAAGGTTCAGCATACGACTGGATATTATCTGCAATCTTTTTCATATCCCAGGTATTGCAAAATTTAAGCATACGAATTCCAACTTGATCTACTGTCTTAGGCACGGCATTTGCTTTGATTGTTTCTTTTATGATATCTTTAACATCTGCAGGCTGTGCAGTTAAATCGCATAGCTGTACGTTACGTAGGTAATCTTCCATTACACGGTGTTCGACTCCATTGTGGTCGACCCAACGTTGCAACATGAGATTGTTCCAAGAATATCCTTTAGAGTTACGATCTTGAAACGCCTCCATGAGACCAACTTTATTTTTTGTCCCTTTCGTTCGTACTCCCGGATAAGCTGAAAATACATTATCTGATGTGTCGCCTCGCATACATTTTTCGAACAGCATCCATTCAGGGTCTTGTGCAGGCTTAGGCTCGCCCGTCTTTTTGTCTTTAACAGGTTTACCTTTAGCATCAAAGATTCCTTCATGTGTGATATGCAAGTCGCCTACACCATTATATTGGCTAACAGTAGGACTTACTAATTGTGCGAAATCGCCGTCTGTGCTAATAATAACGTGTTTTGCATCAGGATGTGATTGTATCCAGCCTGCAATCAAATCATCCGCTTCTAAGCGAGGATGTTGCATTACTGTACAATTAGTTTTTTCTGAAATAAAGTTTTTAAAATTATCAAATGCTTCCCAGAACAATTTGTCTTCTTCTTGTTCTCGAACAGTCATAGCCGCACGGGTTTCTTGTCGATTGCGTTTATACGGTTCGTAAAAATCTTTACGCCAGCTACGACCTTCGAGGCAGAATACTACATGAGTACCGCCAAAGTCTTGCCAGGCTTTTTTGATACTGTTAAAGGTAATATGAAAAGCCATGCCAAGTTTAATATCAGCACTACCTTGCACTACATGTCTAGCACGAAAAAACGTGTTAGCAGTATCAACTATAATATAGGTCATCCAATTTCCGATCTGGTTGCGTCCAATTTCTGAACATTAATAAAACCTTGACTACGATTATTTTCCATGCCTTCTTCACTAAGCATATTACGTGCTAGTGTTTTGAACCATTGATCAACAACAACTTCGTCTGTATCACCGTCGAAGCCAAAGCCTGCTTCTCGTAATTGTACAACAAAATACTCGTTCCAGTCAAGTTCAAAAAAGCCATTTGCAGGATTATCTCTATTAACGTGTGTGTCCAAAACTGCTACCCACGGTTCTTTCTTTTTAGTAGCACGTTCTTTTGGTGTTAGTTTAGCAAGGTCTTCTGCTTCTTTAGCACGGGTCGCCGCATCGGTTGCTTTCTTTGCCGCTTGAGTTGCCGCCTCTGCTACTGCCAGTGATCTCTCTGCTTGTGCTTCGATTTTATCAATACCGAATAATTTTTTAATCCATTTATTCATTAAGTTCCCCATTCATTTTTAAACAATGGAACTTGTAATCGATCACTGTATCGTAATCCATGTTTCATTGCTATTAATGCTACGTTTTTATTGTTTAATGCATATACGCTTTCAATACCGCCTACAGGCATTAAGTATACATGTCCTTTAAATCCTTGTTTACGGTAAGCCGCAATCGCACATTCTGCATCTGCAAAATCTTGTTCTGTAGCAATAACAAATTTTAAATATGCTGTACCAAACCATTCGTATTCGCAAACAGTTTGTGGCTTAATTGCTTCATCCCATGCTTCTCCGCTACACGGCAATTTAGCACTTACGCTAAATGTAATTTCTCGATCTGGACTAGATTTCTTCCAGTTATGTAGGTAAGATCTAAATTCATCAGTTAACGGTTGAGTACCATTTGTTTCAAATGTAATTTCTTTTAATCCGGACATTTTAGGATGATCTAGCAAGTCTGCGTAAGCACGTTGCCAACCCAGCAATGGCTCACCGCCTGTAATAACCAAGTGTTCATCCTTCCAATGATCCTGCGGAAGAATTTCCATAATGCGATCTGCAATAGCATCGCTTGTAAGCATGGGACTCAACTCTTTAAAGTCTGGATGCCAACTGGCATAGCTGTCACAACCTGTACTAACCAATGGCAAGTCTTCATACTTTTGAAAAGACTTAATCATCTTATGTGTAGCCGCAATGTCAGTAGCTTCGTGACTCATTTCACCACGCGGCATGCCAAAACCAGCACACTTAAAGTTACAACCAAATGTACGTAAGAAAACAGACGGTACACCCATGTAACGTCCTTCACCTTGGATACTATAAAATA